GTAATGTGTATAGCCCATCTTTAGTACCCCGCATTTGCTAATTCAATGTCTGCTGCTATCTCACGCATGTGTTCTTGCGCTCTGTCGTACAGCATTCCTAGTTGTTTATCGTTGGCGTGACCTGAGTTCTCTCCAAGAATATCTGCATTCATATGCCAAGGTCGGAGCCAAGTCCATATGGGATATTCTTCTTCTGCTTCTTCATCTGTGATAAAGATTCTGTAGTAGTACCAGTTCAGATGATGTAGTCCTCCTTCATCTGCGTAGTAGTCCCAGATGATTTCACCGTCCCAAAACTTCTTATGGCTTTGAGAAATAGTTGGAAAGGGAGGTGTGTTGAGTATATTGAGATCCCTTTTGCTAAATGTTACTTCGTCACGAAATGTACCTCTGAATCCTGAACTAAGGACCAACTCATTGTGAGCGTTCAAGCAGTTTCTTATTTGTGCTTGGACAACTGGATTGCCATACTTGTAAGATGGTCTGGATGGATCTAATGATGGATCTTTCTGACGTAACAGTTTGATTAGCTTGATCATTTGTTCGTTGACGTTGTATATCTTCATAGGAGTTTCCCCAAAAGTGTGAGTATAAGAGCTACACTAGCACCAGCACCAAAGGTCAGAGCATATTTCAATGCTTTAACTTGAGAGGCTTTGATCTCTGCTTTGACCTCTTTGAGAGCTTGTGCTTTCAAAGTTTCTTTTGTTTTGATCGTTTGCTTAGCTTGTTCATAAGCTAATTTCTCATCTAAATATTCACCATCTTTGAACGATGGTATTGAGGATAAAGAAAGATCCGTTGCATGTTCTGCAAAATCTTTGACACCTTGCGCTACCTTACGGACTTCTCTTTTAATACCTCTTCTAGCGTCCCTGTATTTTTTGTCTTTTTTAGCTGTCTTTTTTATGTATAGCGCAGCTACTTCTTCAAACTCTTCTCTGGTAGCAATTCTCCATATTGCTCTTTCAAGCTGCACAGTTTTAGTGTACGGCATGTTGTAGTTGAGCTTTTCCGTTGGGTTTGTTTCATCAACGGGGGCATCGCGTCTTATATAGCCTCGATAAAACAAGTCACGCAAACGTGCAGTTATATCACTGGCACTGTTGCCGTATTTGTCGAGGCGAATAGGGCGTATACCTGATGGCATCTCACCACTTGCTTCGATGCAGCCAAGCATAAAAGCTACATCTTTTACTGTGCCACTGTGCGAGGTACTGCATTCGTACAATGCTCTGTACATTACATACAGTTGAGTGTATGGATTGTTAGGACGAGGAGCTAAGTCCTCTTCGTTTTTGTACCAGTTTGATTCCTTTCTTTCCAAGTGCATACTTTCCTCCTGAAAGTTATGAATGAATTACTGGGTTTTGACCCACATGAATTTACGATAGGGAAAGCTGGTAGTCTTGACGAACTTTAGCTCCTCTTTCGGTAACGCTTTCTTAGCAAAGAATAAGAAGATAGATACGATAGCACCAGCCACAAGGCCAGCCATCATACCTGAGAATGTACCCAAGAAAATCCACACAAAGAAGAATGTGATGATGACATCAAGGGCGATGTCGAATTTAACTACTCGTTTCAGATTGAACTTCAACAGTAGAAAGATCATACCAATTGCTGCGATTGTACCTGCTAGAAACATTTTTACTCCTCCTAGAGTTCTGCATTAAATGAACATTCATTGTTTTCTTTCACGCACTTTAATATTTTGTTACCAAGCTCAAGTCGTGCGTACCATTCAAGAAGCTTGTTTGTTTCTTCTTTCGATATATTTAGAGTGTCTTCTAAAAGTTCTTTGTTATACATTTCTCTTTCATTAAAGAACTTGTCGAGTTTTGCTTTCATACCACCAAGTTCTTTTAAGCACGTATCAATACCGCTTTGGATTTTTGGTAGATCGTCTTCTTGAAAGTAGTAATTTAAGTAAGGAGTTTCTCCTTTTACGCCAAAAAAGTTTGCATCGTTACTGGGTTGCACGCCAAACCAAAACTTTCCTTCGATGTCTCCATCATAGTATCTACCCATTTTTATACCTCCAATTTTAATTGTTCCATTACACCTCGTCTTACAAAGTGCGTATCAAAGTCACTCCAATCACTTGCTATCTCGCACGCCACTGCTGCCTCTACATCAGCTTTTGTGTTACCTAGCCATGCATTACATATGTCTACAATGTAGTCAGGCATGTAATCCATGTACTCAAGCATTGGATCACCATCACGATCAATGAATCCTGTCCGATCATTGGTGTAGTTGTAGTAAAAGAATCTGTGCTTTATTGATTTGCTAGTGGCACGTTTGTCTCCAATGTGCTGACACAAGTTTCGTATTGCTGTTGCTGGATCAATGTCGCTCATCATAACCTCCAAGCATAGTCATAAGTTCAGTGCGTAGGATGGCACGCACAGTTTCTACTCCCTCATCCGACTCAAAGAACAGCTTAACGATATCTCTCATATCTAATGTCTCACCATTTTCAGTCTTGATTTGGATAGTAATTTCTTGTTTCATATAGCCTCCAGTAAAAGGACCCGTCTGACAGGTAGAGATATAAGTATAGGAGTTATTACCAATTTATCACTCATATCTAAGGAGCCTACTGCCAGACGGGATAACTTCTACGCTGCGTCTTTACCAGCCATGCGCTCACGTATCCTGTCCATCAAGTTTTGTTCAGCGTTGGACTCGCGTAAGTTGGTAGCAATGGTATCCATCTGGTTCAATGCATCAGTCCAGCTGCATGTCTCAAAGGCAGATACCCAATCGTCATACACAGCACCTGTCTCTTCATCAATCTTCTCAACCTTGACTCGCTGCCCGAACAATACCAACGGCTCGATGTCACCAAGGTAATCACATTCCTCACACAATACAGAGTGCATAGCTGCCATATCTGCAAAGTCGGATAGGATGACATCGGGGATACGATCACGAGACACATAGGATTCGCATCGTTCTTCTGCAACGTCTTGTGCAAAGTCGATGCCTGTTGTACCTCGTACCTCTTCTTCCTGGTCTTGCTTGGTCTGAGCGATGCCTTGCGCTCTCGCCAACCAGCAAGCTTTGTTCATCACTCGCTGTGTGAAGCTGAGTAGTGCTTCTGGTTTGGGGCCAACGTAAGGACCAGTGGCTTCGTTTGCACCTCTGCGTGCATCACGGAAAGCATTGAATGCCACTGCAATCTTCATTGGCACTACGTCATCGGGTGCGTACTGCAAGATGGTATCAGCCAGCAGTGCATCGTTGGTATAGCTGTTCTGAACATCTCTCTTCTCAGATATTTGGTTCAGTGCTGCTAGTAAAAACGTACAAGTATCTTTGGTCATAGGTGGTTTACTCCATTAGTATCAATATTCACAAGGGCATCAAACTCTACCCTTGCATCTTCACGCATCAATAGTTCATCGATGCTTACACACACAGGATCATCTTCTACAAGATCATCCCAGCTAGTTCTTAACTCAAGATTCAAAATCTTTACCACTACACACTCTCCTTCTGTGCTTGTATCTCCGTTTCATGGAAGCCCCAACCTTTCATAACTCTATCGAGGCAGTTAAATGCAAACATTGATTCACGTTTACATATGCTGGCAACACTGTGGTAGTAGCTGCCTTGGCTCTTGTCTAAATCTTCTGAGCAATAGTTTTCTTCGCCTAGCTTGTAATACTTTTCAGCTTTGGCTTTCTTTGCTTTACCAAGACGTTCAAGCTCTGCAACATTGCCTTCTTTGGCAAGCAAGCTGCATTTGTCTTTGAACTCCTCGTAGAAGATTTGGATTCTTGTTGCTTTTGGTTTCTCTCCGAACAATGGACTGAGAGTTGTTATGATGGCTCGATCAACCATTTGCTTCTCCTGTATCTGTAGCACGTTCAACGTACTCCCCTTTCTGGAAGTCATAGTCCTTGCTGAAGAAGTCTATTTGTCCCTCAAGCTCTTTGATTTTTTGTCTCAAAGTGACGCTACCTTTTGCGTCATGGCATATTTTTGCCGTCTTCAGGAAGCCCATCACATCCAATATGGCTTGGTGGTATCCTGCTTCTCTGCTTAGTGCAAGCAAGAGGTCATCTTGTAGCCCTTGGTACTCTTTCATTTTTTCGATTTGATCACTCATTCTTTTGCTCCTAGTAATTAATATTCTGAGTTGCTTGCAATTTAGCGTCTATACGCTCTCGTATTTCTGCCAAGCGTTCATCGCTCAAATCTAATACTTGAGCTATGATAGAAGTGGTTAGTGGGCCATGTTTGGGATGAATGCAATCGGTTGGGTGGTCTAAAGCGAACTCTGCTATTTGTAGGATTTCGAGTTCTATCATTTGATCTTTTGTCATTTACTGCTCCTTACATATAAAACAATTGATGTAAAAGACACACCAAACTTCAGCCGAGAAACGTTCATCAGTGGTTCAGTGTCCCGTTGTTGTGTGTCTTATTTGGTGCTGTGTGTCTGGATGTGTGCCACATGTGTGCCAGCTTTTTCTTAGTAAAATCAACTGTGTGCCATGTGTGTCTACTTTTTCTTTGGTTTTCGTTTTTCTAAAAAACTTTGTAAAAACAGGTCCTTTGAAACAAAAAACCACCTGTATATACCAACCAACAAACAAAAAACCTGACACACACGACACACATTTTACAAAGTGCATAGGAATCAAGGGGTTATGTGATTTGTAGTTGGCACACACGGGTGGCACACACTTGGCACACATGGCACACGGAGGCGCACGCTCGGCAGCGTGGGGCTGTGGTCCATAGGCACGCACATCCTGCCCCCTCCCCCGTAAAAAGGGGCTTAGCGCCCCCCGTCTACGTAGTTAGAAGCATCGACATAAGCCGATATATTAGTGGAATCTTCGATCTCATCGAGAGAGTCATCAATGTCCCATAGCAGCACACCGATTAAGCCCAGTAGTACGTCGCCTGGGTTCTCTTTGGCGTATTGCCACGCTGATTGTGCGTATGGCTTGGCCTTAGTTGCAGCCACAGTTGCTGCTGCCTTGACCTTTGGTCCATACTTCTTTATCACTTCGTCAACTTTGTTGCTTTGGTTCTCTGTTTCTTTAGCCATTCTCTAGGTTCTCCTTTATTACCACGAATGTAACGACCATTGATGTGACTGTTCCTGCTGTAGCTATCAAGCAGAAGAACAGTGCTAGTATTGGTGACGTACTCCACCACACCTTACCTACCGTGATTATCATCATTAAGCTAACCACTGTAGAGGTAATGAATGGTAGCGCCACCGCTAAGAACTCTTTCGTAAAATCTTGCATTGTCATCTCCATAAAAATTGTAAGTTCACTACACACACTAAACTTCAGCCGAGAAACGTTTATCAGTTAGTCGGTGAAGTTGAATCGCACGCACATCCTCCCCCCAACCCCGAACGGTTGGCCTACTCGGGATGAGTAGACCTTGGGAACAACGTCCAGCGGCAGTAAGCCATGCAGCACTTTCGCATGGCTTCGCCCATTTCTACGTCACGACCTAGATGACCTTGGTATAACGCATACCATTCACCGTCCATCTTTAGTAATTTCATTTGAACCTCCTTGGCCCCTCAAGCGAGGGACCGTGTTAGTGGGTTGATGTTAGGAAGCTGCCTTCTTAGCGGAGTCTGGCTTCCATGTGTTACGCTTAGCGTAGAGTTTGCCTTGCTTAGAAACGCAGATGTCTACGTTGAACCACTCTTCGCCTTCTGCCTTAGCGTCTTGCAGCTGCTTGATCAGAGTGTCGATCTTGATGCCGAGCTTCTGCTTGATCCACGAGGGTCCCTTTGCGCTGACTGCGTTGACGACCATTCCATCTACGAACTCTACTTCTTTCTTATCTGCCATATCTGGCTCCTTATCAGTTACGAGCGAACTTGCTCACAACAAACACCATACTTAGAACGAGGGACGAGTTCTTAGGGGGTTACTGTGCGACAAGGTTCCAGTTGGCGACGCGATACAAGGTTCCACAACTGTAGAAATCGGGGAACGGTGTAGCGGATGGCAGAAGGGGGAGATGATGTCTCAGCGATTCAGAATAAATTTTCAAATTTTTTTCTGCAAAATTTTTCCTAGACCCTTGTGCATAATAGGTTCTTGTGTATAAGATGCGCTGATGAGCGAAGTGGAGAACCCCTTATCCGCTGATTTGGCAGAAATGCCTCATGCTGAGTTTGAATCTCATGTTCCTTACATGGGCCTACAGCTTGGCGAGTTGACCGTGCAGCAGGAACGGCTGGTGCTAATGATTAGCAGTGGCATGACAGTGGCTGCAGCAGGTAGATCAGCAGGGTATGGCACGTACACCGCTGCGCTCAATGCATCAAAGTTACCGAAAGTAGCTAAAGCACTAGAGTATTTTCGGGAACAAATGCGAGAAGAAGTCAGATTTAGTCGCAACAACGCACACCAGATGTATATGGAGGCATATACTGCGGCAGCGAATGCAACAGAGATGAAGAACACAGTAGATTCTTTGGTCAAGTTGCACGGGCTAGGAGAGCCAGATAATGCTACGCAGGTGAACATTAGCATTAATACGACTGCTAAGCAGTTGGAGCGACTGACTGATGAGGAATTACTGGAGATTGCAGGGAGAGAAACTGCGTATCTGGAGCCTAAGTGATTAAAAAGCAGTGCAACGTTTGCACCAATTTTCACGTAGAAACTCTGTTTAGTGGCACAGATGGCGTTTGCGTCTACTGTAAAGCTGATCGAACAGAGTCACTTCCTGCACCAGCACCCACTCAAACAGAAGAAATAACAGAGGAGCTAAGTGTTGAAGACAAAGCAAGAAAAGAACTCGCACTCCGAATCCTTACTCGCAAGAGGCTACTCCCGTTTGTCGAGCGTTTTAACGCAGATTATCAAGCAGGGTGGGTTCATAAAGATATTTGCAGACGCTTGGAACAATTCAGTCGGGATGTGGTGGCGAAAAAGTCTCCAAGGCTTATGCTCTTTATGCCGCCTCGTCATGGAAAAAGTACGCTTGCATCTGTCTCCTTCCCAGCTTGGCACTTGGGCAGGAATCCTGAACACGAATTTATCTCGTGTTCGTACTCAGGCTCGTTGGCTATGGGATTCAGTCGTAAAGTTCGTCAACTATTGCGTGAGCCAACTTACAAAACAGCGTTTCAAACACGCCTTGACCCAGATTCGCAGTCGGCTGAAGCGTGGCTGACTACAGGCGGTGGCGGCTATGTGGCTGCAGGTGTTGGCGGTGGTATCACAGGTAAAGGAGCGCACGTTCTCGTTATTGACGATCCTATTAAGAACCGTGAGGACAGTGAGTCGGAGAATAATAGATCGGCTAACTGGGATTGGTACACTTCCACAGCCTATACCCGATTGGCTCCTGGTGGGGGCATTCTGGTCATACTTACTCGTTGGCATGACGATGACTTGGCTGGGCGATTGCTTAAAGCGTCTGATGAGGGCGGTGACGTTTGGGAAGTTGTACGCTACCCTGCCATCGCAGAAGAGAAAGAAGAATATCGTGATCATGGAGAAGCACTCCACCCAGAAAGATACAGCTTAGAAGCTCTGAGCCAGATTCGCAGTGCAGTGGGGCCTCGTGATTGGTCTGCGCTGTATCAGCAGAACCCAGTATCAGATGATGGCGAATACTTCACTCGTGAGATGATTCAGTATTATGATATGGACGAAATTGACCTAGATGCTATGCGCTACTACTGCGCTTGGGATCTGGCGATAGGAAAACGTGACCGCAACGACTATACCGTAGGCATGGTCATAGGAGTCAATGACATGGACGAACTCTTTGTTATTGATGCGGTGCGTGGTAGATTTGACGGTTTCGAGATCGTAGAGCGCATACTTGACCTCTATGAAGAATGGAAACCTTCAATGGTGGGCATTGAGAAAGGACACATTGAAATGGCATTAGGTCCGTTTTTGGAGAAACGGATACGGGAGAGAGGATTATACGAGATATATATCAAGGACTTGAAGACAGGTAGAAGAGACAAAGAAGCTAGGGCAAGAGCAATACAGGGACGGATGCAACAAGGAATGGTGTATTTCCCTAAAGATGCGATCTTCACAGGACCGCTAGTTGCAGAGCTATTGCGTTTCCCAAGCGGCATACATGATGACCAAGTAGACGCATTGGCGTGGCTGGGTCTGATGATGACTGAATTTTCTAGCTATCAAGCCCCTGTAATTCATACACCCAGTTGGCGTGACAGGTTAAATTACATAATGAAGCCTGAACGAACCAAGTCATCGATGAGTGCATAACAATGGCTTTTAAAATAGCAAAGTCACCTGATGAGTATTTAGAGTTTGTTAATAAATACCACACAGACACAGTTGCTCAGAAAAAAGTTCGTAGAAATGAAGACGGCACTCCTACAACAGCTATGGCAACAGGCATAGAAGTAGACGGGTATATTGCCACTGTTCCTGCTTACAACAGGGACACAGGACAAGTAATTACAGATCGTGCTAAGTTAAAAGAAATGTACGAGCCAAAAATTAGATCAGGCGAAATAGCTGTAGTCCCAGTAAAATTTTCTGGGGCAAGAGATAAGCACCCTGCAAATTTATGGCCTCAACTTAACAAGCAAAAGAATGCACAGTTGTATGATCCAGCAAAAGCACTAAAAGCAGTTAAATATGATTTTGTAAAAAAACTGGGTGATGTCCCGTTAAAGTGAGTGCATAACAATGGCGCAGATTAAAAGTAGAAATGTTTCTCCAGCAGAAGAGCAAGAGATTGCAACAACGCAATGGAGTCGATACACCAGAGCAAGAGACAATGGGCATCTCGATTACATTGAGATGGCAAAACGATGCGATGCTTTCTATAGAGGCGATCAATGGGACGAACAGGATATAGCGAACCTTGAAGCAGAGGGCCGACCTGCATTAACAATTAATACTATCTTACCTACTATCAACACCGTCTTAGGTGAGCAAGCCACTCGTAGGGCCGACATTAAGTTTAAGCCCAGAAGGGGCGGTGACAATGAGATTGCGATAACACTCAATAAATTGTTTATGCAGATTGCTGATAACAACAAGTTGGATTGGGTGGAGCAGCAGGTATTCAGTGACGGCCTGATTATGGACGGGCGTGGGTACTTTGATGTGCGTATGGATTTCAGTGATCACGTTGAAGGTGAGATACGCATCACCGCAAAAGACCCCCTTGATATATTGATTGACCCTGATGCCAAAGACTCTGACCCGACAACTTGGAATGAGTTTTTTGAAACTCGTTGGATGACGCTTGACGAGATACAAGAGCTATACGGCAAAGACAAGGCAGAGAAGATCCGTTTTGTCGCTGAGAACGGCAACAGTTATGGGCGTGACAGTATTGAGTATGAAGAAACTCGATTCGGTGATCTTGACCCGACTGATGACTACTTTGGGTCAGGCGTGCCAAGTGAAGATGACTATAGAAATGTGCGCTCCGTTAGAGTCATAGAACGGCAATACAAAAAGCTACAGCGTGTTGATTGTTTTGTTGACCCAAACACAGGGGACCAAAGGGACGTACCTGAAGCATGGGGCGATAGAAAGACTAAACAGTTTGCAAAAAAATACGGATTAAACGTTATTTCTAAAGTTAAGCGCAAGGTCCGTTGGACAGTGACCGCTGACAGAGTGGTGCTGCATGATGACTTCTCTCCTTACAACGACTTTACGATTGTGCCTTTCTTTGCGTATTTCCGTAGGGGCCGTCCGTTTGGCATGGTGCGTAACTTACTGTCACCACAAGAACAACTTAATAAGATTGCCAGCCAAGAACTACATATTGTTAACACCACTGCAAATAGCGGCTGGATGGTAGAAAGTGGCTCATTGGTTGGTATGCAAGCAGATGACCTTGAGGAGCATGGTGCAGAAACAGGGCTGGTGCTGGAGTACAACCGTGGCTCTACCCCTCCTGTAAAAATCCAACCAAATCAAATACCTACGGGGCTAGACCGAATCGGGCAGAAAGCTGCTGCGAACATACAGACGATCTCTGGTATCAATGACTCTATGTTGGGATCAGACTCCGCTGAAGTCAGTGGCGTAGCGATCCAAGCAAAGCAGAATCGTGGAGTCATAATGATTCAGGTTCCGCTGGATAACTTGCGAAAGACTCGTCAGTATCTGGCAGAGCGTGTGCTTAATTTGTTACAGACCTTCTACACAGAAGAAAGAATTATCATGGTGACAAATGAAGACATGCCAATGGAGCCAAGAGAAGAAGTAGCAATTAACGTTGAAACTCCTGAAGGGCAGATTATAAATGACCTGACGCTAGGTGAGTATGACGTAATTGTATCGACTGCCCCTGCTCGTGACTCGTTTGATGAGGTGCAGTTTGCTGAAGCACTTAACCTACGGCAAGTGGGTGTGGCGATACCTGATGATGCGATTATTCAATATTCGCATCTTGCTAAGAAAGAAGAGTTGGCACAACGCATCCGTACAATGACGGGACAAGAACCGCCTACTGAAGAACAAGCGGAAGCAATGGCGATGCAACAAGAACTTGCTATGCAGCAGGTGCAGCTTGAGCTTGCTAAGATGGAGGCTGAAGTTCAGAAACTCCAATCAGATACAGCAGTTAATATGTCTAAGGTTCAGGATACGGCTCAAGTTCAACCGCAAATGAAGATAGCAGAGCTTCAAGCCAAGATGCAAATGAAGCAGGAAGAACTTGAACTGCGTAGACAATTATCAGCAGCAACGAATCAAGTTAGAACAAATCAACAAAACACCAGCGCAGCTGCACGTATTGCTGCTACAGCAATGCAGACGGCTGCAAAGAAATCAACGCAGACTGATATACCTAATATGCGTACCCCAGAAAATTTACCTAACTAAAGGACTATTCAATGAGTGAACAAGCTAAAGATACAACCGAAGAAACAATCAAGTATGAGACTATGCCTGGGGCTGATGCGATAGAAGCGCAAGAAGGTGATGATCTTGATATGAACTTTGCTTTTGGCGAAGAGACTGAAGAAGCTGAAGTAGAGGAAGAAACAGAAGCTGAAGTAGAGGAAGAAACAGAAGCTGAAGTAGAGGAAGAAACAGAAGAAGATGTTTCACATGAAACAGAAGAAGCTGTAGCAGAAGAGGTAGAAAAGAAAAAAGAAGAGCCTGAGAAAAAAGAAACGAAGTCTCCTATGATCCCTAAATCACGGCTTGATGAGGTGCTTGCACAGAACAAGGCGTTGAAGAAACGAATTGCACAAACAGAAGAGGCAGAGAAGGCCGCTGAAGAAGCTCCTGATGCTTATGATTTTGATGCAAAAGAAGATGAATACATGGATGCTGTGCTTGATGGTGATAAGGACAAAGCAAGAGCTATCCGTAAGGAGATTAGGCAAGCGCAACGTACTCAGATAGAAACAGAGTTAACAAAAGATATTGAATCTAAAGTAACTCGTAGTTCTACTGAAACAGCTATACGTGATGCGGCTTCTGCAATTGAAGAAGCTTTTCCTATATTTGACTCTAGTTCTCCTGAGTACAATAAAGAACTGACCGATGAAGTGAATAAATTTATGACAGGGTTTATTTCTGCAGGGCAGAATCCTGTAGAAGCACTGGAGGAAGCGACAACTTATGTTCTTCAGAAAAATAATATGATAGATTCTTCTACAGGTGCAGAAGTTCCTGTTTTGGGTCAGGCTAAAGAGCAGAAAAAACGCTCTCAGGTTAGTAAAAAACTAAAAGCAGCTGACTCTCAACCGCCTGAATTACCAGGAGAAAGCTCTGCAGCCAAGGGCGAGAAAGCGTTAGATGTGAATAATATGACACCTGAAGAGTTTGACGCTTTGCCCGAAGCGACTTTGAAAAGGCTTAGAGGAGATGTCTTGTAATGCCTAAAAAGAAAGACCCTAGGTTAGCACGGGCTGGTGTATCTGGTTATAACAAACCAAAACGCACACCAAATCACCCCACTAAATCCCACGTTGTTGTCGCAAAACAAGGCGACAAAGTAAAAACAATCCGATTTGGTCAGCAAGGGGTCCGTGGTGCTGGGAAAAATCCAAAATCAGCGAAAGATAAGGCTAGAAAGAGGTCATATTATGCACGACACAATGCACAAGATGCCAATCCTTCTAAATTATCTGCGCGATATTGGTCACACAAAGTAAAATGGTAGTAATATCAATAACTTAGGAGTAAAGAGCTATGGCATATAATAAATACGCAAAGAAAACAAAAGCTGCCTTCAAAAAAGCAGCCCAGAGGATAAAAAGAAAAAAGAGGACAACACCTAACCCAAGAGCAGCAGCTGCAAATGCAAAAAAGAAGAAGCCTACAAAGCGAATGGGGTATTAAGATGAAAAAGAAACCTGTTGGAATTGCTATGCCATCAGCGTCAACTATAGCTAAAATGAGGGCAGCTAGTAAAAAAAGAAAACAGCAAAGGCAAAAAGCTGCAGCTGGTGGTTCTGGTATGGCAGCTGGTATTGCTAAAACTAAAAGAACTATGGCTGGTCGTAAAAAGAAGGCTGGTTTATTTACTGGTGGGCCAGCTAAACCTAAAGCTAAACCCCGTAAAAATCGTCCTTTGGGTCGAATGCCTGTCCCTAAAAGGAGAAGCTAGTGCCAGCTAAGAAAAAACCTACTGCAAAGAAGCTAACGGCACGGCAAGAAGCTACTTTAAAGAAGCATTCGGTGCATCATAGCGCAAAGCACATGGCTATGATGCGTAAAGAGATGAAAGCAGGAGCTAGTTTTACTGCTGCCCATAAGAAGGCTCAGAAAAAGGTGGGTAAATAATGGTAAATCGTAGAACTGGTAAGCCAAAAGCTAAAGCCAAGCCAAAATCTAAGTCACGAGTTAATGAAGCAGGTAATTACACCAAGCCTACTATGCGGAAACGTCTGTTTGAACAGATAAAAGCAGGTGGAAAAGGGGGTAAACCTGGGCAATGGAGTGCCAGAAAAGCGCAAATGTTAGCGTCTGCTTACAAAAAAGCTGGAGGAGGTTATAGAAGCTAATGACTACCGCTAAACGTAGGCGACCTGCCGCTGGTTTAAAGAAATCTCAGAAAAGTTTAAGGAAATGGACCAAGCAGAAGTGGCGAACTAGCTCTGGTAGGAACAGTACGCAAGGACCAAACGCTTCAGGGGAAAGATACTTGCCTGATAGCGCACAAAAAAGTTTAACAAAGAAAGAAAAAGCTGCAACTAACCGAAAAAAGAAGGCAGATACTAAAAAAGGTAAGCAATTTTCTGCTCAACCTAAAAAAATAGCGAGAAAAACGAGAAGATACAGAAAATAGCTTGACCAAGTTGGTTAAGTGTTACTAATATACAATTTTTCGTCCCTCTAAACGATATTAGAGCGTGTCGTACACGGTAAAAACGCACTCGTCTGACAGACGTTAAAGGTTCCAAGGGTCGCGCCTTGTTCAAATTTGCGCTAAGACGTACCTCACGATACGAGGAAACGGATTAGCCGTACCATAAGACGGCTAGGGTGGGCTTATGCCCAAAGTGTAACGCATAATGGAGAACCGAAATGGCTCTTACTAACTTTGCGTCGCTGACTAGCAATCAATTAACCGCTTGGTCACGCGACTTTTGGCGAGTTGCACGTAACATGTCGTTCATTAATCAGTTCGCAGGGGCTGGTCAGAACGCTATGGTTCAGCGTGTAACCGAATTAACAAAGAATGAGAAGGGTACTAAAGCAGTCATTACGCTATTAGCGGATATGACAGGTGATGGTATCACTGGTGACAACACTCTGGAAGGTAATGAAGAAGCACTCAGAAGCTTTGACATCACCATCGAGCTAGATCAGCTACGATTTGCAAACCGCATGTCTGGTAGATTGGCTGACCAGAAGAGTGTTGTTAACTTCCGTGAGCAATCTCGTGATGCACTAGCATATGCTATGTCTGATCGAATAGACCAGCTGGCGTTTTTAACGCTTTCTGGTATTGCTTACACCAACAAAACAAATGGCGCATTGAGAAATGCATCCCCAACAGCAGGACATGATTTGGCAGACCTTGAGTTCTCCTCTGATGTTTCTGCTCCTACAGGTGACAGGCACAGAAGAGTCAATGGCAATAACCTTGCAGCAGGTGACACTACTGCAGTAGCTGCTACTGACGTTCTGAAGTATCGACACATTGTTGATCTAAAAGCCTATGCCAAGGATAACTATATCCGTGGTATGCGTGCTGCAGGAAACCAAGAGGTGTTCCATTTATTTGTAACGCCTTCTCAGATGGCCGATCTTAAACTTGACTCAGACTTCTTGGCTAACGTCAGACAAGCTTCAATTAGAGGACCTCAGAACGAACTGTTCTCAGGCACTTCTAGCTTGATGGTTGATGGCGTAATGGTCCATGAGTTCCGTCATGTTTACAACACATCTGGCGCAACCTCTGGTACTAGCTCTAATGCTGGTGCAGCTGGCTACAAGTGGGGTTCAAACGCTGACGTAACAGGTGCAAGAGCCTTGTTCTGTGGCGCACAGTCCCTAGCTATGGCTGACATTGGGTTGCCTGAAATCGTTGAAGATACTTTTGACTATGAGAACCAAGCTGGTATCTCAATAGGCAAAATCTTTGGCCTCCGTAAACCTAAGTACAACAGTGATCACAGCGGCTCCGTTCAGGACTTTGGTGTTATCGCTCTTGATACTGCTCAATAAGGGGGAATGACAAATGGCGACATTTACATCTGACTCTGTATCTGGCAACTCTGCGTTCCAGAACTTTCCCCAAGGTAATTTGGGAGTTAGGGTAGCATCTTACTCAATCACTGCTGCACTCTCAGCCTCTGATATTATTCAGATGGTTGATGTGTTTAAAGGTGAGACAGTTTATGGTGTTATTTTAACTACGACTGACCTTGACACTGGTGGCTCACCTTCTATCGTCTTGGACGTAGGGTACGGTGGCGCAGCTGCTTCTCTCATTGATGGCTCAACTATTGGTCAAGCTGGCGGCACAGCCTCTAGCTTTGCAATAGGTAACGCTACTCATGGTAGTACAGCGACTGCCCCAGTAGCATTTTCTGCTGATGACACAATTGATGTGACAGTACAAGCAGGACCTGCTACGGGTGCTACCTCTGGTACATTAACTATGTACCTCATTGTAGGATAAAACCTATCGAGTCCTCTCTTTCGGGGGAGGACTCATTTTAATCGGGAGGATTATCATGGCGTATGGAAGAAGTGCAAGAGTAAGAAGGAAAACTAGAGCCAAAACTACAACTAGAAGGGCTGCAGCTAATCCAAGGGCAAAAGCTGCTGCAAAACGTAAGGCCGCTGCCCCTAAAAAATCGACTGCTCTCAATGCGCCAACTGGAAGAGCAACCAGTGGTAAAGTGGGTAGAAAAAGAGGCTCTGTAGACACTAAGACAAATATGGATCTTACTGCTGCTTCTCGTGGAACAAATACTAATCCGCGTGCTGTTATGCAAAGTAAAAAACGGGATAAAGTTGGGTCCGTTAAAACAAAAGGCGGTGAGTATGGGGTTTACAAGAAGAAATCTGCAGCCGCAGGAAGTTTTAGGTCTGCTTTTGCTAAAGCTAGAGCAGCAGGTAAAAAGACTTTTACTTGGGATGGTAAGAGATACACTACTAAAATGAAGTAAGGAGTACGTATGAAAGTAGTTTCTGAAGCTGATCTACGAGTAGCACTACTTAGTGGGGCAGTTGTTTTATTTGAAGCAGGAGTTGAGCGTGAAGTTTCTGATGAAATAGGTTCCGTTGCATTACAGATGGGGGCTAAATTATCAGGCGCACCTGAACCAGTTGTGGAATCGGCTGAAGAACCTGCTGAAACTTGGGTAGAAGAAGTTGCTGCAATGGATACTGACATTGAGATTAATCTTAATGATGAGCCTAAAACTTTTGAGGACTTAGACACTGTAGTAGCTGCGATGGAAACGCTTGTTAATGAGAGTAATCCTGAAGATTTTAAAGCAGATAACTCTCCAAAAGCTGCCGCTGTTAATCGAGTTGCTGGTCGCACTGTGGCGACAGATGAAAGGGAAGCTGCATGGCAAGCCTATTTAGATAGGTGATAAATGACTGTTACAGTTCAAAGTGTTTTAGATAGAGTTCAACAGACGCTTCAAGATACAGCTGGTATTCGTTGGTCTTCTACTAATGAATTAGTGCTTTGGGTTAATGATGCTCAAAGAGAAATAGCGTTATTAAAGCCTGATGCAACGGCTACTAATGCAACAGTTGCATTAGTTGAAGGCACTAAACAAACGATACCTGATGACGGTAATCGTTTGCTGCGTGTAGTACGCAACATGGCAATGATTGAAAAGACGTACACTGTAACTGTAGTTAATGACAGCGGTAACAAGTTTTATACTGATGGTTCTTTTCAAACATTAACACTTGAAGAAGGTGGCACTTATACCTTTGATCAGTCTCACTCTAGTAACAGTGGGCATCCGCTACGGTTTTCTACAACGGCTAATGGCTCACATGGCGGTGGTTCTGAGTATACAACAGGCGTAACAACGTCAGGCACACCTGGATCTGGTACGGCATTCACGAAGATTACCGTTGCAGTTGGCGCACCTACGTTATACACCTATTGTACGCAGCATGCTGGAATGGGCTTTCAGGTTAATACAGGCACAAGAGTAGGCACAGGGAAACGAGCTACTCGTTTAGTTTCAAGAGATTCACTAGATTCAATACAACCGTCTTGGCATGACCCTACTGTAAAAGGCGATGCTAAACACGGCTCTTTGATTAAGCACTATATGTATGAAGATCAAAATCCTCGTAACTATTATGTTTATCCTGGGGTTGCTAGTGGGGCTTCTTCTTTTTTAGAAATTATTTATTCGGCTAACCCAACAACAGTAGCTGCAAATGGCAATCTGGATATACCAGATGTTTTTGCAAATGCCGTAATGAACTACGTTTTATACATGGCGTATATGAAGGACAGTGAGTTTGTTGGAAATCAACAACGAGCGAGTTCACACTACAATTTGTTTATTACTTCTGTTACTGGTAAGTCTCAAATTGATTTAACTACGACTCCTAATTTAGATGCAGGTAATCAAGCACAAGCTGCAGCTATGCGTGGGATGGGGGTTAACTAATGGCTACATATGAATCTTTACTGCCTGACATTATACCAATGGTTCAGAACTGCCCTGATTCTCTAATAGAGTCTAATATTCGATCTGCAGTTATTGAGCTATGTGAAAAAGCTGGAGTATATCAGGCTGAATTAGACCCGATTACAACGGTATCTGGCATCTATGAGTATGATCTTGAACCCCCCACTGATACTGCAGTCCATAAAATTATGTGGGTGTTGTTTAATGGAGATGCTTTAGAGCCTATTTCAACTTCATTACTAGAAGAGCGTAAACCTAAATGGCGTGAGCCTTCTTATTATGGCACTCCTGAATACTTTGTTAAACAGTCTCGTTCACTGTTTTATCTTGTACCTGTACCTAATGAAACAACGGCAAACAGTACAAGGCTACGAGTACAGTTAAAACCGTTGCATACGTCAACCAGTTGTAACGATGACATCATGGATGATTATAGAGAAGCGATTGTAAATGGAACTTTGTTCCGATTGTTACGTATGCCAAGCCGTGATTGGACTGATTTTCAAGGTGCAGATGTTTACAGGTCATTATATAACGTTGGGTTAGTAGAAGCAGAGCGTAGAGCGCAGCAATCTGACACTGGCGTAGCTAGGAAAGTGAGATACGGTGGACCATTCCTACCGTTAAACAGGAGGAGAAACAGGTATGGAAGAGAGATCCGATGAGCCACAGTTAGCTGACATTAGGGACCATTGGCATTGGGTTAGGGACGGAATACAGGAGATACTAGAGGATCAGAAACAATTAACTTTTATACCAGAAGATGTGTACGCAGCTTGTGTCAACGGTGAGGCGCAGTTATGGGTAGCTTCAGAAGGGTTTGTTATAACTACTGGTTTAAAAGATGAGTATGCAAGAACGTCAACTTTGTTGATTTGGATAGCATGGGCAGAAGAGAGGGGGAAAGATTGTGTCTTAAAATACATGACTTTTTTCTCTGAGGAAGCAAGTAAGGCAGGGTACATAGAACTAGAAGTTCGTACACCAAAACCGTTTACGCAACGGTGGTTAGACGCAGGATGGGAACTAAACCATTCTGTTTATACAAGGAGAGTTTAATGGGTGGTAAACCTAAACAACAAGACTATAAACCCTCTGAAGCGGAGAAGGCTAGTGCTGCTGTAGCAAGGGCTGAAAAAGTATTCTTTGATCAGAATTATGCCCCTAAGTTACGTGAAATGCGTGACATGGCAAAGAACTATAAGTTTGAAGAGTCTGTTCGTGGCAGAGCAAACTCCGATACTATGCAAGCTTTAACAGGACCTTCTGTGGTTAACTTTCGTCAAGCAACAGATGTTTCTCGTGTAGGAGATAGGTCAGCGGCAATTAGTGGTCAGCTACAAAAAGCTGATGAAGCTGCTGCAGCAGTCAGAAATCAAATGTCTACTGGTGTGCTTGGTACTGCTAGAGGGCAAGCTGCTGATGCCCAATCTGGTATGGCACAAGCCTCTAGGTTAGCAACTTCTGAAGCATTGCAAAGAGCTAGAGCAAGAGAACAAGTATCTGCTGCTAAATTTGATGCAGGTGCAGGATTAGCAATAGCAGGTGCAGAGGCTTACAACAAAAAACAAGGGATTTTTGGTGAAGGTGCTATGTTTGGTGAAGGCGGTATATTTGGTAGAAAAGTTGAGCCTACGGATCAAAAAGTATGAATTTTAATAGCTTATATCGTAATAGAAAGTTTAACCCAGAAACAGGGGAGTTTGAAGAAACTCAGCCTATGTCAGATAGTGCTGATTTAGCTCCAGTAAATGACCCTGATAAAGTCTATGCTGATATAACACGGCAAGATTATCTTGATTACGTTAGAGACTATAGAGACTTTGAAAAAGAGTTACTTGAAAAAGCCAGCACAGACACTAGCTTGATTGACTCAGCTAGAGAAGATGCACAGATGGCTGAACAAAGAACTCGTGACATAGCCCAACGGAATGTATCACGTTATGGAGCAGCATTGACTCCTGCACAACAACGTGAAATGGAACGTAATCTTAGGCGTGGAACTACATTAGGCGGTATTCAATCTATTGCTGATGCTCGTATTGCTCAGCGTGATGCAAATCAAAAGCTTTTAGGTGATCTAATTAACATTGGGCAGGGTGTTAATCGTAGTAGCTTACAACAATTAGGTAGTGCTGCTGCCGATGCAACACAAAGGAAGAATGCTTATAGTCAAGCTAGAGCGCAATATAAAGCTAACAAAATTAGCACAATAGGCGGTTTAGGCGCTGCTGCCATTATGATGCTGCCGTTTTTTTAGGGGAATACTGATGAGCAGAGTAATGGAGCAAGTGTTAGGTATGATCAGGCAGAATAGGGCTATTGCCTCACGAGACAG